GCCTACATAAGACACTAGGAACAGCTGATCTTCAGTGTACACACCAAGCCCTGAGTTCAGTGGAACAACAGCCTTGATCTCTGTGTTAGCTTCACGGATAGTAAGGCTACCTGCTGAGTTAGCTGCAGCTGCTACCCAGTTATCTGGGTTGTCTTCACTGCACCATGCGAAGTCATACGGAGATTCACCTGTAGCTTTGTCGTAGTTAAAGGCTAGGATATGTGGACCTAGGCTAGCTACAGCTCGTACCTTAGTGAACAAGCAATCGGGTACAGTAACATCAAGCGTGAAGCCTGTGCCTGAGCCAGAGGTAGTGTTCTGTGTTAGTGTTTCACCAGTTGCAAACCCTGTGCCGTACCCGGTTATCTCGAATGCAGTAACTGCACCACCTGAAACCTCTGTAATTGTACTTGTAAAGCCTGAGCCTGAACCACCTGTATGCGTAACAGTATCACCAACCACGTAACCAGAGCCACCTGCGTTAACTACAGCACCTGATACTTCTGTGCTACTGAGGCTGTTAAAGGTTACATTACCTTTCTTGATCTTCATCGGCCCTGTGTTGTCAGCCGCGATTACCCAAGTGCCAAAGCGGGTGAAGCTCCACTGCGCTGCCTGTACAACACCTTCATCCCATACAGTACTACCGTTATCCCAAATAGTACTACCTGAGTCCCATACAGTATTACCCGCTTTCTCAGCTAGCGCATACCCAGTACCTACAGTCTTAACTGTATTTGTATCCAAGCGGTAGCTGTACAGGTTGCCTGTGTCACCAATGTACGCTACCTTGGTGTCGTATTCATTCACCGTGATGATACCACGTATAGGGGCTGTACCTAGATCAACTATGAACTCCCTTCCTGGCTTACGGCGTACACTGGATGCTGTGAATTGCAGCCCGTCTACAGCCTTCCAGAAAGGGACTCCTTTATCGAACTTACCAAGTTGAAGCCCTGAACGTAATAGATCAGTTAAATCAACTGTAAATCCTGTCTCTGATGGAGCTTTTGGCATGATTAGTCCTTACGCAGTACGCTTCCACATATTAACTGTGATATAGGGCTGGAGATTAGCGTTAGTAGCACTAGAACCGCTGGACTCTGTTGTAAGTGTGTGTGTGTGTGCGCCGTTACTTACAACCTTACCTGAAAGGTTATTACTACCACTAATACCCACGTGGGCTACATAACTACCCGATTGGTGGTAAGAGCCGCTGTCATTCTTACCTGTTGTAAGGTCATGCACGTGCGCCCCATTGCTTGCGGTAGTTGCAGTGTGCGTGTGAGCTACAGTTACTGCGTCTTTAGAGCCGCCTGTTTCCTCTAGTACATCAAAGGAGGTATCAGCGGCATTGAAGCCCACTGCTACCTTACCTGCACCAAAAGCTGTCCAAGTACCAAAGCCTAATAGTGTTGCTGGGTTAGTGGCTACACCAGCATTCATGTAGATACTACCAATAGGCCATGCGCTAGCTGCTGATGGGTTCATCAGTACCCATACAGTATTAGCTAGGTCATAACGGAATATACAGAAGTGCCTAGCTCCCGATATGTCTCCGGGTACTAGTGCGGCTCCCGCGTCCTTAACGATGGTTCTGACACCAGTAGCATCCACGTTCAACGTAGGTGTGCTAGTGGTGTTAGCACCTGCTGCTTTAACTACAATAGTAACGCCCTCAGCTAGTACTACATCTTTAGTGAAGTTAGCTGTTAAAGCATCCACTGTACCTGTAGCTGTTACCGAGTCCTCTGTTGCCCTGTGCAGTTCATCAATCTCTGCTTCAGCGGCTGCGAAGTTAGCCCTCACAGCGGATGTTGTTGCCGACCCTGTGACAGGTTTAGTCGCGTCTATTGCACTAGCCATTATCTATCTCCATGCTTTTCAGCGTCCAGTCTGTTTCGTATGTACAGTAAGTCACTAGAGATACGGTTGAATACCTCCTTGACATACTCGTGTTCTTTAGCTAACGCTTGGTCAGTTACGTCGGCCCTGTATTCTAGTAAGTTCATCCTGTCATCGAAGCTGTTAAGGAATACTAAAGCAACCCCTATCAGTGACACAGTTGTTAGTAAATGACCTATGTTAATAGTCTTACTGACGTGCCACTTCCTATCTGCTGTATCTTGAACTTGCATTGTGTATTCCTTACTTTTAGTCATTCCAGAACCCGCCACCGGAGCCTGAGTTGTTAGAGCCTGGCCCGTAAAAGCCTGTGTCTGCACCACCCTCTCCGGGGTTAGTGTTGTGGAATCCTGCACCTTTGTTATCATCATTAGCTGGTTTGTCTGCTGCTCTCCAGAATCCTAGTAACCCGAACAATGTTTCTGCTGTTGCTTCAAGTACTAAGCCGTCCAAGGTATTGCTTGATGTTGCTACGATATTAATACCAGTACCTGATTCTAGTAGCAATGCACCTAACGTAGTATCAACAGTAGCTACTATATCAAGCGTACCCGTTGAGGCTATAGCAATACCCTCTAACGTAGCATTAAGATCAACTGCGATTGCGGCAGCTACAATACCGTCTGAAAATAAGCTCAAAGCACCCAATGTGCTTGCTACAGTAGCTCCTACCGCTGCGCTAGCGTCTGAACTAACAGTCAAAGCACCGAGGGTATTACTTGCAGTACCAACGGCTGGAGTATCAACAGCACTTGTGAGCGTTAGTCCCCCTAGTGTTGCACTCAGGGTTGACTGTAAATCTGTAGCTACAGCTGAGGCTAGGGTTATAGCACCTAGCGTCTTACTCAGTACAGCTACTACCCCACCATGTGCTAATGATTCACTAGAGAAAGCTAAAGCACCAAAGGCTGTATCGCCAAACCCCCCTTTTAGTGTACTCAAGTCAGCCATTTATCCGCAATTCCCGCATTCATTACAAGTCATCCCCTTAGGGGGCCAATCACCACAACCCATATCTTTGTAAGGAAGTGCATCAAAGAATTAACCGAATAGCTTTCGCCGTATTGACGCTGGCATCCAGTTAGGCCCACACGCTGCGCTACTCATTAGAAGAAACTCGCTCTAAATGGAACCCACACTTCCTGAAAGGCTGCCATGTTTGAGGGAGTTAGTAACAGAACATTGCCGTTGTTAAACTTAAATGGGACACTTAGCCCACTGGCTACATATCCTTGTATAGAGCTTAGTCCCCACATATCTTCAGCAGTAGCCGAACACATGACCCCTTCAAACTCGATACCTGTCAACTTGGCTTCTCGTTCTGCTTGTTTGGATTCATCCTCAACTGCTTGTTCAGCCTGTGCATCCAGCTCTGCTTGGGTGAACTCAAGCTCTGGTGTATTGCCTTCTGCTATCCATTCTTGGACTGCTTGCCAGTGACGATTACCGGGAGCATTCGGGACTGATAGTGAGCCATCAACTAGATAACCATCTGCTTGTATTTTTACTGTATTCATAATCAAAGCTCCGCGTCGAAGTCAAAGTACCAGCTTGTGGTGTTTCCCTGAAAACGAACAATTCCTGAACTACCAAGTGTTGATGTACCTAACGTGTAGTTAAGGGTCACCCTACTAAAGCCATTTCCAGTTTCAATAGCTATGGCAGATGGTGCGCCTATACCCCCTAGCGTATGAATTGTTCCGCTGTAGCTAAAGGTTGGATTAGTAATCCGCATTGGCACCGGCAGAAAGTACTGCGCCTTTCCTGTTGTCGTAGATGTAGTAGATACATGAGAAATTACGTTATAGTTAACATTCCATTCCCTGTAATAATACCTCTGACACAAAGCCAGTTCTTCACCAATAGGCCGGTACTCGAAGTCTGTTGCTGTAGAGCCTTTTTCAAGCTGAACGTTCTTAACGGTTCCTGACGAGAAAATAACATCAACCTGAGTATTAGCCGTCAGTGTAACTGTAGCCCCGTTAGTTTTTGCTACCGCGTCAACAGTGCACGTTGCTGTACCTTCCCAAGAAATAGTGTAAGTGCCGCCGGCAATACTCAGAGCTTCAATCTTCTGTCCTAGTCCACCAGCAGGACAGGTTATGGTGTTATCAGTGCCAAGCGCAGAGAATGATATATTCTGCCCCGAAGTAACAACTCGCCACCGATCAAGTGTATATTCATTGGCCCCGCTAGTAGCTGTAGCTGACACATAAGCGCGTTGGTTTATCCTGAAATCCCCATTGATAATGAGGTTCTTGCGAGAGGTCTTGGTTGCACCTGTTTCTAGGGTTGCATCGTAACCTTGTATAGTTACGCCAATGTCTGTGTCATCAGCCTTAGCATCTAGCGCAGTCTGGAGATCAGTCTGTGAGCTTAGTGTACCAGTAATATCCCCCCATGCCTGATCACCTGTGTTAGTTCCTGATAGATTAGTTCCGCTAACCGCCCCTGCGAACACTGCTGATTTATCGGAGTCCACAGTTAAGCAAGCGGCTAGTGTATTACTACCATCTGGCGCTAAGCTTAGTACCCACTTACCGGGGCTTGATGTAGAGGATACTGTACCTGTACCTACTTGAAAGTCAGCAGAGCCGAACAAATCATAATGTGTGCCGGTATACCCTGCCCCGAAACTGGTAAACAGACTCTGGCCAGATGTTACCGCAGCATGTGCGCTAGTATTACTGTTTGATCTTGCCCCAAGCAGTAAAGGTTGGAGCGTTGTGCTATGACGGTGGACTACGAACTGTGCAGCGTTAGTGCCGCCTATGTCATTTACACGAAGCCCAGTGGTATACGTCACGCCATTGATATTAATCCCGGATGACTCAACACCCGGATCGCCAACATCAACACCACCGGTAACATTAAGGACACCCGTCACAGACACGTTAGGGACTGTTAAGTCCCCGGTCATTGTGTCACCAGCGAGTGCTACCTTAGCATCTAACGCTGTTTGTGTAGCAGTTGAAACAGGCTTATCTGCATCACTTGTGTTATCAACATTACCTAGCCCTAGAGTAGTCCTAGCGTTAACAGCAGCAGCGTCATCCACAAGGCTTGCACCGAAAGTGCTGATAGTTGTACTGGCTGGAAGCACTAATGTTTTAATGTTAGCATCAACTTCACTGTCCATCAACGCACCAGCAGCAGTGACGTTCGCTGTACTTGTTTCAAGCTGATTAAAAGCATCAGCCGTAAAGGTAACTACAATATCACGAGTACCGGCTGACCAATTAACAGCAGCCCCTGCGTTACTTGAAGCAAGGATAGTTGCACGAGTAAGCGTATCCGTAGCTAGGTCAGTGATAACACCCCTGCCTACCTCGAAGTCAGACCCACCAGCCTGATCACGAACGAAGTAATCAACGGTAGACCCTGTACCACACGCAGCAACAATTCCCTGCCAGCCGGTTATAGCACCGCCTAGGCTGTAAGTTCCAGTACCCGTGGTTGTGCTAGTCTCGGCAGCTCTGTCGCCAGGTGTAGGTAAGGCCATTATGATTCCTTGTAAGTGTTATGCTTCGATCTGTTCTGTACAGCTGTCAACAGTTGAAGGTTCTCTGATTTATATCAACTATTTGCGTCGGTTAATGTGAAGGTATTCACTGTGATAGTCTGACCTGCTGCAATAACAATGTTATCAAGTTCCATATCGCCGCCACCCGAAGTAGCTGTGATTGAACCCTGAATGTGGCAAGTAGTGTCCGTGGTGTCTTTGATACGGAAGTGGCCAGCTGAACCTGCGGCATCTCCTGTACCTGTCCAAGTACCAGCCTTAGCCTTAGCTCCTGCTGCTGCTGCACCCATCCAGTCAGATGGTAACGTCATATGCTCTAGTTCTGTACCTGCGTCAGCAGTTGCACAATCAGCTGCCTGTGCGCCTGTACGGAAGTCAAGGAAAGGGGATACACCGACTGTAGTCTCAATAGCGTCCAGACGGGCATTACGTGATGCGATACTAAGCTGAATCGCCATGGTTAATCTCCAAAGTTATAAAGTTCTCATTAGGTTTAAGTTCAAGTATTTGAATCCTGCCTTGTGATTCCCACTCCTTGCACTTCAATCGTAGTGTATCGTGCCGCGCCTCTAGGGTGCAGTTATAAGTCATACCGGGGTAGTAAATCCCAATGAGCTTATTCAGGTCTTCTCGGAACCACTCGAATTCAACAAGTGGTGTGAATGTAAATGCTTTCATAGTTACCCCGCGCTAACTTGTAAACGTCCTGACCATTCGGCCTTCTCTTTCTGAGCCTTCAAAAGCTCTCTTGCATCTGAGTACATTTGTTTGTACTTCTGTTCTTGTTCTGTGTCCTTCATAAAGACTGCTGCTTCGTACAGTGCTGCGTACAGTATAAGCTCAGGTGCATACAAGCTGAACCAGTTACTAGCCACTGTCGGAGATATGAACTCCAACTCTTGGTAGTACACTACATCAACGGATACACCAGAGCTAGGCTCAGGGCCGAACTCAAAGTTACCAGCTATTGTGTCGAACACTGCTGTACGCTGTAAACTACTTAACCTCTTGTTGCGGACATCTGCATACGTGCTACGCATAACAGGCCATGCACAAGTACCGTTATAAGCAACGACCTCTTTAACATCCAGCATAGCTGATGGTATAACTGACTGACCTGCTGTAATAGTAATACCAGCTGCAAGGACTTCCATAGGCGGCACACGTACATCCCTTTGGATTCTACGCTGTGCTAGTGTAATGAAGTCCTCTGTGTTATCTGTAATACTGGACGCACCTACACGGTTAAGCCACTTATCAACGGCTATAACCATTTCACTGTAATTACTTAGTGCCACTTGTCGGCCTCCAGAGCTTAGCTCCATTAGTCTTAAGTACAGGGTACTCTTGTTCTATGATGCGCTCTACGCGCTTTCTTTCATTGGGATCATCGGTGAACACATCAAGGTTGTGCTCTTTCATAATCTTAACTTGTATGATAGGGGGTATGCTTGCTACTTTGTGAAAGGCTGTCTTTGCCCTAAAGCCCTGCATTTCATTAGCTTCTGCTTTGCAGTTGTTGATTAACGCTGACAAGTCAGCTGATCTTTCGCATACAATGTTGTTGTCGTTATCAAAGTACCACTTCTTGGTTTCACCTGTCCATGGATCGTACTCTGTTTCTCTTAACTGCATTGGAACTCCTAAAAGAAAAGGGGGCAGTTGCCCACCCCCTATCTATTTACGCAGTAGTCAAGTCAGCTACAATACCACTTGATGCTTCATTACGAGCAGTCAAGGTGTACTCAACAATAACCTGACGCTTCTCAGCATCGCCTGTTGCAGCAATCTCGTTGGTAGTCATATTACGGAGATAGTCAACAGACCACTTGTCTTTCTTGTAAACCAAAGCGTCACGTGCACGAGAGTAACGGCTAGGGATCACTTTCAGATCACCGTAGTCACTCTTGTAAACATCAGCTGCGGATACAATACTACCAGCGGCTACGTTGTGATCAGTACTGGTTGAACGACCAACAAAGGCGTTGAATGCACGCTTGTTGAAAGAACCCAACAGTACTGTGTCAGCAAATTCACCAGAGTTGGTGAAGATTTGGTCCACAACAGACTCAAGCAATGCTTCAGTGAAAGCACGTTGAGTACCGTCAGTACGCGCATCAGTACCATCACCAGTAGGATCAGCACCGCCAGTGGCGTTGAAGTCCGTGTTGGTTACGATATAAGACTGCATACTAGCAAGCTCACGAGCCACTGAAGTAGAACCTACAACTTTAGCGTTGTTCAGCCCTACCATTGCGTTCTCCATGTCACGCTTAATTTCCATACCGCGCTTCATCATCTGGTAGTTCATTTCTTTGTCACGACCAGCACGATCAACAGCTTCAAGAGTACCAGAGATGATGGCAGTCTTTGTTGAAATCTGGCACTGGTTGTCACGGCGGACAGTTGCAGTAGCGGCTGTAAAGGTTGCATCTGCACCCTCAATAGCTTTGTTATCTGCTACGGCATCAAGTCCGTCAGTTTGCCATTCGTGCTTAACGCCAGAGGCTTTACCCTTTGGTGCTCCACTCAAGAATGGGGTTGCATCA